TATATTTACCATTTTTTGATGAAGGTTGGTGGTCAGTAATGATAACAAGTGGTAGTTCAAATGGGTATGAATTAACAGCAGCAAATAAAATATATAATGGTAATGATGGTACTTCTATAGGATTTATATCATCCGCATCTATAGCTACAGGTTCATGGAATTCATCTACAAATGCTTATTTTGCCACATCATCTACACATCAAGCATTTTCAGGTTCATTACAAGAGATAAGATATTATAACACTAGAATTAGTGAAAGTGTATTTAAAGATTATGTAATGAATCCTTTATCAACTGAAGGAAATAATATTAATTCATCACCAAATCAATTAGCTTTTAGGGCAGGTTTAGGAAGTGAATTAATAACATCATCATCATTAACAGGGAGTTCAATTCATCCTAAAATAACAGGTTCTTGGGTTATTACTCAATCTTTCTTCAATAATAATGAATATTATTTTAACTCAACACCTACCTACTCTACAAATACTGAAACTATATTTCTAGACCAATTCCCAGCAGGTATAAAAAATAGAATTACTGATAAAATTAGATATGAGGATAATTCAGTCCCAGCAGGAGACACATTATCACCTTTTAGAAGAGTAACACAAAATGTAGAAGCAAGTGCTTCATATACAGATAGTATAAACTATTTAGAGGTAGCATTTTCACCTCAAAATCAAATTAATGATGATATTATATCACAGATTGGATATTTTAATATAGGAGACTATATAGGTGATCCAAGACAAAGATCATCATCAGCCCAAATATATCCAGACTTAAATAATTTAAGTGAAGATTATTTTAAAAAATATATTAAACAATATGATTTAGTAGATTTTATTAGGTTAATAAAATTCTTTGATAATTCATTATTTAAAATGATTAAGGATTTTATTCCTGTGAGAACAAGCTTAGCATCAGGTTTAGTAGTAAAACAACATTTATTAGAAAGAAATAAATACCCTCAACCTCAAGTATCATATGAAGATAAAATTTATACAGGTTCTATCGATATGGTTGCTATATCAGGAGGAGCAGGAGGTGTGTTTAATAAATTTAACAGTCTAACTACATCACCATCTGGATCTTTAGGAGCAGGACCTAATAACGAATATAACATAACTCAAAGTTGGTCAGAAACATTTAAAATATTATCAGGCTCAGTTTCAAAAACAAATGATTCCCAATATGAATTTTATAATGGAGAGTTTAGTGGGTCTACATTAATAATATCAAATGGAGAATTAAATGAAGAATGTGATTGGGTTAAAAATGTTGACCCTCAAGGAGCTACTTATAAAATAAGATCATATAATTCAACAGATGATACTTTTGATAATTTTATAACACCTAGTAATCACCCATTTGATGGTTATATACAGATATGGTTCCAAGATGATTCAGCATCACCATTACCACCACCAAGTCCAAGTAGTTAAAAATATTTATGTAAAATGTCAGGAAAAGTAAGATATATAAAAATAGCAAGAATAGATGGAGATGGTAATGATATTACTAACACTCTAGAAAATTTAACTGAAATCACAATTCCTTTAAGCGCTGGTAATAGAACGTATCCTATAGTAAATAGAACTAGACAAAATGATTTTTATCTTTATTATGTTAACCCACCAGGAAATAATGATATACCATTAGCTGATCATTCAAATTTAAATTTTGATTTTTCTTCATCAATGGATGGTTCCTTCTCAGCAAGAACCCCTGTAATTGTAGATTTTAATAACATATTATATGATAGTCAATCATTTGCTACTACTGAAACTATCAATACTGGGGTAGGAACAACAACCGGAGAGGTGTACAAATTTCAAAATACATACCCTAGTGTAGGAACTAAAATAGTAGCAGGAGGATCCATAACAGCAACAAATGAATTATCTTCTAATTGGACTATAGCTTTAAATAGAAATGCTGAAACTATTGATCAATTAAATTGGCAACCTAGTGTTGATGGAGCAACTCAAAGTTACAATTTTGAATTTTCATCATCAGCTGAAGTAGCACCTAATGACTCATTTTTCTTAAGGGTTAATATAGATTCATCATTAACACCAATATCTTTCACCATCTCACGTTCAAGCCAATTTCAAATCACAACAGCAACTAATTCATCAGTAGATAGATCATTAATACTAGAACCTTACTTATCACAACTATTTTTTAATCAAGGATGTGATGTTTTAATTAATAATGTTAGTCAAGGAATACCAAATCCATTTGTTAATGATTTAGATTATTCAACTACAACCACAGTTCCAATAAATTTTGATGCTGTAGTAAGTGGAAGCGCTGTTAAATCAACTATACCACAATCCCATTATACTCAACTTTCATCTATAATACCAAGATATTTAGGGGCTAAATCTACATCACAAAAAATAAATACATGGACACCACCAACAGTAGTACAATACCCAAGTGCAAGTATCATCCTTGTAGATGAAGGAAATTTTGGTAAACTACCTAATGTAAATTCATTAAACAATGTGATATTATTTTGTGAATGGATAGGAGGAAATGCTCCTGAAAGAATGGATGCTGTGACAGCTAAAATTAAATATCTTATATATCAAGATGGAACTGTTGAAAAACCAAACTTAAATGAATTTTCATTATATAATCTCCAAAATGCTTTTAGAAATGGAGAAAATTTAGAAGCCACCTTAACAGCAGATGATCCAACACTTCAAAACTCACTATCAGGACTAAGAAAAATAATCAGAGGTGGGGCAAAAATTGAAAATATTCTTACAACACAATACGGATCAGTAACAGCAGCACCTGAAAATAATTTCCCAAATGATATTATTATAACAAATGCAAATCCTCTTGATACATCAAATCAATCTACAAATAGATTTGAATTTAATTATATAAGTAGTTCAAGCACTACATTAGGAGTTGATGGAGATCCTCTACAAAATTATACTCTTTCATTCCCTAATAAAACTTTTAACTTTGCTAATGATGCACCTGTTGATATAACAGATGCTGCTAGTTTATGGCAAGGTAATCATTATCATACTACCCCAGATAGTAATCAAAAAGGTATAGTTTCTACAATAAAATATAAATTAACAGTTAAAAATACAAATCCTCAATCATCATTAAAATGGAGAAGAAGAATAGCAGTTTATTTTGATTTGTATGATAATACAACTGGTCAAATGATACCTCCTTATAAATTAAAAACAAAAGGAACTAGAACTGAAACAGTAGGATATGATGGGGGTTCAAGCATTTCTGCTAGTCCACTAAATATAGTTGATTTGTATGATCCTACTCTTAGTAGATTTGGTGTAGTATTATGGGCTGAAGGTCAAGCTAATCAAAATAATTGGGATAATGAATGGAGAGCTAAATCTAATATTGAAATAGAATTTGATGTTCCTGGAATTAATCAAAATACTGCTATAGAACCATCACTGGTAGTATCATATAAAGAATTTGCAACATCACAAAAAGATGGACCACCTCAAGGAGATGAAACAGGATACCTAGTAATAGAAGAAGACGCATCAGTCAGATCATACCAATTCCCATCCCCAGATATAAACATTACAGCCTCACCTAATTCTAATGAACGGAATTATATATGGAGTCTAACTTCTTCCTACGCAACTGATACTAACGGAGATAATACATTTACTTTAACTTCATCAGCTGAATTATTTGAAGCATATGGAGGTGCTTATAAGCAAGAAACTGTGGATGGTTGGGGATTTGATACTATAACTTCTCCAATTGAATTCCAACCTGCTGATGAATTCAGATTTATGGGTGTAGAAACACAAACTTTTACTGTTGAAAGTGTAGAAGTTGATCCAACTGGAAATTTAGGTCAAGGCTCAATTAAAGTAACTTTTACAGAACCTTTACCAATTGCAAGTTCATACCAAGCATCAGGATCTCAAGCTACATTACAATGGGATTGGTTTAATGTTAGAAGATATACTGATAATAGTGATTATGTGATATTTCAAGCAGTCAAACCAGCTGGTGCAAGTGGTACAGCAATCATTAAACCTCAATATGTAGTAGATGAATTAGATAAAGGAGTAAATGAAATTATATTAGACCTTACTGAAAAAGGTTTGATTTCATAATATTTATTAGTATATTGTATTTATAACAAATAAAAAACATGGGATATTTAAATAATCAAGTTATAACAGTAGATGCCATCTTAACAAAAAAGGGCAGAGAGTTATTAGCTAAAAATGATGGTTCTTTTAGAATTACACAATTTGCATTAGCAGATGATGAAATAGATTACACACTTTACAACCCTGACAATCCATCAGGATCAGCATATTATGGACAAGCCATAGATGGAATGCCTTTATTAGAAGCATTTCCAGATGAAAGCCAAATAATGAAGTATAAATTAACTACTTTACCAAGAGGTACAGCAGTTCTACCAGTATTAAACTTAAATGTCTCCGCACTCACAATGCCACAAGGAGGTACTTTTACATTATCACCAGAAACATTAAATTATTTAGGTAATGCCTCAGCTGTAGAAACTTCTGGTTACACAGCTACAATAGCAGATGTTAGATTAATGTCTACATTTAATGGAGTAGGAATTCAAAGTACAGCAGCAACAAACCAAAATGCTACTTCAACAACAACATTAGGTACTAATGTATCTTCAACTGTAATAGGCACTCAGATTAATTTAAGAGCAACTACAGTTAATACTTTATTTGGGTCTAATACTTCAATTAATACAACCTTAACAGTAGTGGGACTAGACAGTGGTGCTAGATTAACAATTCCAATTACCATTAATCAAACTACTAAATAAAAAATAAAAAATGGGATTCAAAAGATTAGACGCAGAAGATTTTGTAGTAAGTGCTGACTCAGTACAATCTACAGCCTGGTCAACAGGTTTACCTACACTAACATCATTTTATACTTCTTCAGTTCAAGCTGGAAGTACATCAGGAAATTTTTACTTAAGTGTATATCAAGCAAACGCTACAGGTTCTGATACAACTGTTCAATTCGATATTACTTATGGTAATGTTAATGGTTTAGGAAGTGAATATTATAATGGTGCTGTTCCTTCACTTACACCATCAAGAACAGTTTATGGCCAATATAGAACTTTAGTTTTAGAAGATGAAAATACAAATTTCTCATATGGTACAGACAATAATGTATTCACACCAAATGATTTTTGGGCATTATCAGTTGAGAGAGCTAGATATAAAGAAAAATTATTCCCAGGAACTTTTAATATAAAATTATCAGGTTCAGGAGGTTTATTAGAATTAACAGATAACTCAAATGATGTTAATGTTCAAACTTTTATAGGTTCAAATAGAGTATTCCAGATAGTATCAGGTTCTAATGGTAGTGCTATAGCAGCAAATTCAGGATATGCTCCAGGATCAGGATCATATGGTTTATTTTTACCAGACATAGGAACAATATTATTAAATCCAGATGCAATTTCAGAATCAATTAATTTAGTACCAAATAGAGCAGCAGATTTAACAAACGGTACTAATCAGGCTACTTTATATGATTCATTAGTTTTAGGTAGTTCATTTCAATTAAATGCTCAAGAAACAATAACATCAGATTATGTATTTGTTAGATCAAGAAATAGTGAATTTAACTACTCAGAAAATCCATCATTTATATCAGGTTCAACAGGTGAGATAATTTACGAACAATTTATTAACAATCCTCAAGTTTATATTACAACTGTAGGAATGTATAATGATGCTAATGAATTAATAGCAGTAGCTAAAATGTCAAAACCATTACTTAAAGATTTTACAAAAGAATCATTAGTAAGAGTTAAATTAGATTTTTAGGATGAATGAGTGTTTACAAGCCTTTTATCACATCGGATGTTGTTGTAACTCCATTTAAAGTAAACAAGAGTTTTTCTTTCAAAGGGGCAAGTGAACTTACTTCCTCAAATGTAGGCATAGATAGATTTTTTGGTAAAAATACACCTTATATTTCTGGGTCAGAACTAACAGGAGAGATAGTATCCCAATCTCAAGCTTTAATATACGAATCAGCTAAACAATTATATTATTCCAATTACTTATTTGGAATGGATGGTTCACCAGCTAATTTACCTCAGACAAACCCAGATGGAACTATAACAATAGAAGGAGGTAGTGGTTCTTACCAACCAATGTATGATAATTACTTACCAGATACTTTAGATGCTAATAGGTTGTTTCCAACAGCATCAAATGATAGAATAGGAGTTATATCCATACCTTCAAATTTATTTGGAGAATATATAAAACCAGGAACATTTTCATATTCTTATGATGATGGTTCTATTTCAGGAACATTCACAGATGATGAAAATGGAAACTTATTTAAAGATGGGTCTAAAGTAGGAGATATAATATACCAACATGGTATTATAGTATTAACTTCTTTTGGTACTTCTATTACTGGAAGTACTTATGGTTCAGCTATATATGGGACTGGGGTATATTCTAGTGCTGGAGCTAATGAATTAGATACTGTTATAACAACTGCTAATATAACATGCTCTTTTCAAAGTACTATTACAATATATGAATCACAATATAAATGTACTTTCAATCCAAATGAATACAATTATACACAAAACCCATCAGCTATATCTAGTAGTTTAAATAGTGGTATAGTGTATGATTTTTTAACAGGTTCTTATTTTGAACCTTATATTACCACAGTAGGTTTGTATAATAATGCTAACCAATTAGTAGCTGTAGGAAAGTTATCACAACCCTTACAAAGTTCTAATACTACTGACACAACTGTATTAGTTAACCTAGACTTATAATATTTATAGATATGGCAAAGAATTTATCTAAATCGGGAATCTCTACAACCCAAACCATTGAGGCATGGCATGTGACTCAATCAATTGACGCATTTACAGGAGCTGATGCTTATAATATTAACCTATCAGGTTCACTAGAAGTAACAGGTTCTTCAAAACTATCAGGTTCTGTTACCTTAAATGATATAACATACCCAACATCAGATGGTACCCAATTTACAGTACTAAGAACAGATGGAGCAGGTAACACAATTTTTGATTATGCTGATAGAGTATATTTAGAAGTTAGATCAGATGAAGCATTAACCAAAGGTGACCCAATCTATATTACAGGATTCAATAATGGTCAAAATAGAATTACAGTAGCTAAAGCTGATGCTGCTGATTCTAATAAAATGCCTGCTATAGGTTTAGTATGGGAGAATGTAGGAATAAATACAAATACACAAGTAGCCACAGTTGGATCTCTAGATGATGTTAATACACAAACAGCACCAAATGATTTTCAAGAAGGTGACGTTTTGTATGTAAAAGCCGGAGGAGGTTTAACAAATGTTAAACCAACAGGTTCTGCCTTAATTCAAAATGTAGGTAAAGTAGGTAGAAGAAATACAAATAATGGTCAAATAGTAGTATTTTCTATTGGTAGATCAAATGATATACCCAATATATCACCAGGATATTTTTGGGTAGGAAATTCAGATTCAGTTGCAACTGCTGTACCTACATCCTCCATATCTGTGACCCCACCAACATTACAACAAGTTACAGATCAAGGTTCATCTACAACAACTGCAATTACAGCCTCTATTATAAGTGCAAGTAGTACAGTATTCATCTCCTCATCTCTTCTAGACCCAGCAGCTCATGTTTTAACAGTTGATACATCTTCAGGTCAAGTTTTTTACACCCCTTTTGAAATATCTTCATCAGGTGGAGGAAACGTAATAGGAAATCCTTTAAAACCATTAAAATTAGATGGTTCTACTGTGACAGTACAATCAACCGGAGTTATTGATGCTAAAGCAACACAAACCAACTTTAAAAATACTAGTGGTACTACTTTAGCTTCTATTGACCATACCACAGGCGATGCCCATTTTGGTTTAAGTTCTGTTGATATAAAAGGTAATGGAGAAATATCATCTTCAAAACAATTGATAACATCTGATGGTCCTGATGTTGAAGATCTTTTAATGATATTATCTCCACCATCTGCAAATTTTGATGATACAGGTAGCGCAGCAGTGAATGTTAATCTTTCAGGTTCCATTAGTGCCTCAAATGCTTATGCTTTAAAATTAACATCACCAGATAATAATACATTTGGTATAAAAGCAGATGGAAGTATTTTAAGTGGAGATGTATCAGGTAGTGGAGTATCAACAGCATCATTTGGAACATATTTAGGCGATGGTTCACAATTAACAGGAATAGAAACAGACCCATTTCCATATACTGGATCTGCTATCATATCAGGATCATTAGATGTAACAGGTTCATTAGCAGTATTAAATGATGTCACTACTTTTAACTCAGCCAATGGATTTAATGTTTATAATTCTCAATTAATAACTTTAGGAACACTTGGAAATACTATAGAAATTGATTTAAATGCAGATGACATTAAATTAGATTTTAATGGAGTTACCCCATCAGTGGGTGATGTTTTAGTAGCTAAAGATACTTCTGGAAGAACAAAATTCACAGCCTCAAGCGCAGTTGGATCTGCTTTTCCATTTACAGGAGATGCTCAATTAACAGGATCATTATTAATATCAGGATCTACTCCTACTATTACATTTGATGGTGGTATTAATATTCAACAACCCTCAGCTGCAACAGATGGTATTAGAATAGGATATAATGCTCAAATATATGAAACAGGTGCCCCCCAATATAATATTGCAATAGGACATACTGCTAAAGATGGTCCTTCTTCTGGAACTGATTATGATCAATCTATAGCAATTGGTAGATTATCAATTGGTGGAGATAATTCTATAGCAATAGGTGGTCAAGCTACTGCAGCAGGATATGATGCTTCTGTAGTTGTTGGAGACCAATCATCGATTACAGGAAATAATGGTACTGTAATAGGTGCTTTATCAACAGCAGCCGGTAGCGGTGTTTCTATAGGAAGAAATGCGGATTCAAATAAACAAGGTAGTATAACAATTGGTACTAATACTACTAACAATCAAGATGATTCAATTGTATTAAATGCAACATCTCAAGTAGTAACTCATGGTGTTGATGATTCGTTTGCAGTTTATATGACTGATGCTACAACACCAGATTTTCAGATTGAACATGATGGTACTTCATTTATGACAGGTATTGGTAAATTTGAATTTAGAAATACAGGAGGAATTGTATCTACAGGTTCACTAACAGTATCAGGATCAGTAGTTGATTTTACAGATGCAACAGCAATCTCAGGTTCAACATTTAGTGGTTCATTTGTAGGTGATGGTTCACAATTAACAAATTTACCAAACACACCAACATCTCAATCTATATATTATACAGCAGACACACCGGATCAAGATATTTTTAATGATGGTAAAATTTATATTAAACTAAATGATGCGGCTACAGATGATATTCAAGCTGAAGTACTTACAAACCCATCAAGTGGAGATGTAACATTTACATGGGAATCAGCAGGAGCAAGTCCTACATCAGGAGGTACAGCACTTAATACAGGAGATGCTATAACTACCCTTAATGGTAATTTTGGAGATTATGATAAAATGTCATTGACTGTGTATGCCCCTGGAGATACTTCATATCCATATTATGAATTTTTATTTACTAAAGGAGCATCAGGTACTAATTTTGCTACAAGATACAATAAATGGGATTCATTACCATAAAATAATAACTAAAATTCATTTATGAATTGGACTTATAACGGAGAGGAAATAACCGATCATACTCAATTTCCAAAAAACACATTTGGTTTTATTTATAAAATCACACACTTACCTACTGAAAAATCTTATATAGGTAAAAAAGTACTTATACATAATCGTAAAGTAAAAGTAACCAAAAAAGATTTACTTATGTATGAAGGTGTTAAAGGTAGAAAACCAACTCATAAACGTGTTAGTAAAGAATCAGATTGGAAAACTTATTATGGTTCTAACAAACCACTCCTAGAACTAATAAAAACAGAACCAATTGAAAATTTTGAAAGGTGTATATTAAAAATTGTACCAAATAAAAAATTACTCACATATTATGAGACACAAACTCAATTTATGTATCAAGTTTTAGAACATCCAGATAAATATTTTAATGATAATATATTGGGAAAATTTTATACAAAAGATTTGGCTCCCCAATAAAGTGATGTTATATTTAACATCATGATAAATGAGCTATTAGTTAATTTAGTAGACACGGTTATAGGAAGTGGTAAAAGAACATCAAGAGGTAACAAAGCTTACCACTGTCCGTTTTGTAATCATCATAAACCCAAATTAGAAGTTAATTTCACTGAAAATAAAAAAGGACACAATCCATGGCATTGTTGGGTATGTGGTAAGAAAGGTAAAACTTTAAAAGCCTTATTTAAACAGGTTAAAGCATCAACTGATAGTTTTAGAGAATTATCAAAATTAGTTAAGACAGGATATGAAGTAGAAGAAGTTATTATATCAAATGATGTATCTTTACCTAAAGAATATAAAAAAATATTAAATAATACTGACTTAATAGCTAAAAAAGCATTTAAATATTTAAATAATCGAAATGTATCTGAAGATGATATTATAAAATATAATATAGGATACTGTGATTTTGGCAAATATAAAAACATGATTATTATACCTTCATATGATAAGAATGGTAAATTAAATTATTTTACATCACGTTCATTTGAAAAAGATGCATATATTAAATACAGAAATCCTGATTGTTCAAGAGATATAATACCTTTTGAATTGTTTATAAATTGGGATTCACCTTTAATATTATGTGAAGGCCCATTTGATGCTATTGCAATAAAAAGAAATGCTATACCCTTATTAGGTAAAAATATACAATCTAACTTATTAAAGAGAATAGTTGAATCTACAGTTAAAAAAATATATGTAGCTTTAGATACAGATGCTTTAAAACAAGCATTAAAACATTGTGAGTATTTTATAAACCAAGGTAAAGAAGTATACCTTGTTGAATTAGAAGGAAAAGATCCAAGTGAGATGGGATTCTCTTATTTTACTAAACTAATTCAAAACACTGATCCATTAGACCAATATAACTTAATGGAGAAGAAATTTTCATTAATATGAAAAAACGAAACGTCAAAAAGAAATATAACAGGATACTGGAAATATCTGAAGACGCAAAACAAATAACATTACCAGATTCTAGGTATTATAGAAGAAATGGTAAGTATTATCCATCAATAACTTATGTTTTAGGTTATTATCCAAAAGGTAAATTTTTCCAAGACTGGCTTAAAAAAGTAGGATACTCAGCTGACTATATAGTTAGAAAAGCAGCAGATCAAGGTACACAAGTACATGAAATGTGTGAAGATTACCTAAATGGTAAAGAATTAAATTTCTTATCTCCAACAGGAAATCCAATGTATGATCCAACAGTATGGCAAATGTTTTTAAAATTTGTTGACTTTTGGGAAGAATATAACCCAACATTACTAGAAGCTGAAGTTCATTTATTCTCAGATGAACTTAAAGTAGCAGGTACATGCGATTTAGTATGTGAAATAGACGATGAATTATGGATTATAGATTTTAAAACATCAAATCACTTACAAACAACTTACGATTTGCAGACCGCTGTTTACGCCAAATGTTACGAAGAATGTTTTGGAAAAAAGATAGACAGACTAGGAGTTCTATGGTTAAAATCATCCAAACGTGGACCTAAAGAAGGTAAAATTCAAGGTAAAGGTTGGGAAATGTATGAATCAAAACGTACACAAGATGAAAACATAGATATATTTCAAACAGTTAAAAAATTATTTGACCTAGAAAATCCAAGACATTCACCTGTATTTACAGAATTCAGAACGCAAGTTAAGAAAAGAGGTTAATATTTATACCATATGGTTGACCTAATGTTAGAAATACAGATTATATGTTTAACCTGTATTATGGTCTTAATTATTAAAGGATTAAATAAAAATGATAAAATTGACTGACTTATTATCTGAAGTACAAGGTAAACCAAAAGCAATAATCTTAGCTGGGGCCCCTGGAGCAGGGAAAGGTTCTATTCTAAGAGATTTAGATTTATCTAGTTTAAAAACTTTAAATTTAGATGATACTATAGCTGCATTATCCAAGGTAGAAAAATTTACATTAAATCAAAAATCAGCAGATGCTGAAGATAGAAGTAAATTTATGAAAGCAATGGCTGTAGCTACCAAAAAATTAAAAGGTGAACAAATACCACAAGCTATAGCAGATCGTGAATCTTTTATATTAGATGGTACATCTGCATCCAAGAATCAAACAATTAAATTGCTAGATCAGCTAAAACAAGCAGGATATGACGTTCTTATGCTTTATGTTTATACTGACTTAGAAACGTCGCTAAAACGTAATCAAGAAAGATTTGAAAAATCAGGTGGAGAAGATAGAAGTTTACTACCAGGTGCAGTATTAAGCACATGGAAAGATGTCACTGCTAATTTTGATATATATAAAAGTATGTTCAATAACTTTGTTTCTGTAGCTAATACTGGTGATTCTGAAACAATGAAAGATATAGC